GAGGACCTGGGCCCAGGTGGAGCAGAGCACCAGGCGGAACCTGTTCTCCGCAGTGGGGATCGGAGCCCGGGGGACGGAACTGATCCTGCGGCGGCAGGAGCTGACCCTCCACAACGCCCTGCTGTGGGGCGGGCGGCACCTGTTTCTCACCGCCATCCGGCCTGAGGGGAGGCTCCACCTGCGGGTGGAGGCGGCTTTGGTGACTGTGGACACGGTGCAGCTCCATACCGATGAGGAGACGGTGGAACGTGCCTTCCCTGGGATCCTGACAGAGAAGTACGCCCGGCATGAACAGGAGTGGCCCATGTCGGTGAATCAGCTGGGCCTGGTGCTGGTGACGCCCAAGCCTGTGGCGCTGGAGCCGGGCAGACTGGTCCAGGTAAGGGGGGCACTGTGGGAGATCCTGGTCCCCCATGAGCTGGATGAGTTCAAAAACGAGTATGAGATCGGAAGGACGGTGGACCTGTGAGCGGGAAGGCCAGACTGGAGCGGGAGGAGATGGAGCGGTTCGCCCGGTATTGGGCGGAGTTGCTCCAGGCGGTCCCGGAGGCGCGGCGGAAGGCCGTGGAGGCGATGGGAGACGCGGTCAGGAGGGAACTGAATGTTCAGATCCAGGCCGCTGATCTGGAATCCGGCGCAAAAGGGACCGTCCGGTCCTGGCAGACAACGCGGCTGGGCAGCAGAGGCGGATACTCAGTGGTCTCGCCGGCAAGAGGAACCGTGATGTCCCGGGACCAGAGGGCACATGGCTGGAAGATACGGCAGCACACATACAGGGGCGCTCCCATTACCGCCCGGCAGGTGACAAAGTGGCTGGAGCGGGGACACGGGACCCGAAACAAAGTCGGCGAGGGCTATGTCAAGGGGCGGCAGTTTTACAGCTGGACCAGGGCGAGGGCCTGGGAGCAAGCCAGACGCGCCGCGGACCGGGTGCTCAGTATGATCGCAGATGAGGTGGACCTATGATCGAAAGAAACGACATCCTGCGGGCCATGGAGGGGCGGATCAACGGGAGCTATCCGGGAGAGGCGGTCTATTGGGACCGGCTCCCGAAGGACTTCACGCCCCCCGCCTTTACCCTGGAACTGGCCAGGATCGGGACTTCGGATGTGAACATCGGACTGGTCCGGAAAACGGCGGAGGTCCTGATCACCTGTTATGTGAAGCCAAATGCCTTCCACGACAGCAGCCGGGAGGAACTGAACCAGCGCCAGGAGCGCATTGCGGATCTTTTTTCCGCCTGCCTCACGGTGGGAGACAGGGTGCTGACGCCGCGAGCGGAGAAAGGAATGGGCGACCCGGACAGTCCGGATGTTACAGTCACCTTCCAATGGACCGATGTGCGGCCCGGGTATCACGACCCGGAGGACCCCGGAGATCCGGAGACGGCCCAGACGCCGAAGATGGAGCACATTGAGATCAACAACCAATGCAACAAGGAGGAGAGGACATGAGCGCGACAAGCATCGGCCTGCCCAAGCTGAAGATCGCCTTTGAGGCGGCGGCCCGGCAGACCATCAACCGGAGCAAGAAGGGCTATGCGGCGGTATTCGTCCGGGACGCCAAGGCCCAGGGGCTGCACAGGCTGAGCAGCGACACCATGATCCCCAGCGAGCTGGGGGAGGCAAACCGGAGCTATATCAAGACGGCCTTTGTGGGCAGCGACCGGGGACAGCCCAGCCTGGTGTACCTGGTGGTCATCCCCACAGGGACGGAGGACACCTCCGCCCTGGAGGGCGGGCTGAAGCTGCTGGAGTCGGTGTCGGTGGACTATCTGGCCGCCCCTGCCGATGCCACCGAGGGGGAGCTGACCGCCCTGAACCAGTGGGTGGCGGACCAGCGGGCCAAGTACCGGACGGTGAAGCTGGTGCGGCCCTTTGGAAGTAAGGGGAGCGACAGCATGGGCGTGATCGAGCTGGATGAGAGCGGCATGGCGGACGCCAATGGAGTAGTGACCGCCGGGACCGCCTGCGGCCGTCTGGCCGGGCTGCTGGCCGGGATCCCTATGGGGATGTCCGCAACCTACGCCCCTCTCCCGGAGCTGACGGCGGTGACCGTTCGGACGGAGGAGGAGCAGACCCAGGCCATCGACGGGGGCAAGCTGATCCTGATCCACGACGGGCAGAAGGCCAAGATCGCCCGGGGCGTGAACAGCCTGACCACCATCCCCACAGGGGGCAGCGCGGACTGGCGGAAGATCAAGATCGTGGAGGGGATGGACCTGATCTCCTATTTCCTGCGGACCACGGTGCAGGACAGCTGGGTGGGCCAGTACCCCAACACCTACGACAACAAGCAGCTGCTGGTGGCCTATATCCTGGAGTACCTCCAGGAGCTGGAGCGGGCCGGGGTGCTGAACCCCGGGGAGAGCTTCTGCGAGATCGACTATGACCGGCAGTTGAACTGGCTCAAGTCCCAGGACGTGGAGGTGTCCGGGCTGACCCGGCAGCAGGTGTTGGAGCACCAGACCGGCTCCTGGGTGTTCATCCGGTGCGGCGGGCGGCTGGTGGACGCCATGGAGGACTTCGAGGTCCTGTTCAACGCCCAGACGCTGGCTCTGGCGGCGTAAGCAAACAATTTACCTTGAAAAGCGGAATGGAGGGCGTGTGCTGCCTGAAAGCAAGCACCGGGAGTTGATACCCGTTAGGCGAAGAGAGCGAGGACAACAGCGAGGGCTGGCGGCTGAATACCAGCATCTAAATAATTTTGGAAAACCTCTTGACTTTTTGTGTATACGATGATAGATTAAATGTGTACACAGAAAGGAGGCGTAGGTGTGAGTCCGAGAACCGGACGTCCACCAGCTGAACACCCAAAGAATATTCAACTGAAAATACGAGCTGATGAAAAACTGATGGCTGACCTAGACTATTGTTGTCAGGTATTAGACAAAAATCGGAGCGATATTATTCGGTTGGGGATTCAAAAGGTCAAAGCGGATGTGGATAAAAAATAAGAGTTTCAGTCCTCCCTGACAAGAAGCAACCGAAACCCTTATACACCGCACCCGAAGGCTTGGTAAATCCATGATACCACGCCTTCTGGTGAAAATCAATCAGGAGGTTTTTGAAAATGAGCGAGACCGTGAAAGTTGGGAGTCGGGAGTTTCCTGTAACCGGCTATGTTTGGAGCCCTGTGCATGGGAATGTCCCCTTGGTAAATTTACCCCAGGTGAGCGACGAGAGATGGAACAAGCTGGCAGAGCAGAATGCGGTGAAAAACTATACTCAGGAGCTGGGCTATCCTCCCAAGAGTGTGAAAGAGGCCATGGACTGGCAAGGTAAGTGGTATGAGCAGAGTGTCCAGCGCTTTGAAAAGGGAAAGAGTGCGTAAGTTGATGGGGAAATTCATTGATTTGACCGGACAAAGGTTTGGGCGTTGGACGGTGATTGCAAGAGCAGGTAC